ATCATATCATAGGGTCTAAGACTTAATTTACCAATATCACTCAAGTCAACATCCATATGTATGATATGTTGACCCACTGGTACACCAAATAACATAAAATCACCAGCCTCATTAGTTCTAGTGGTGTACTTATAATATTTATCAAACACTTCTAAAACAATATCATTGTCTAATAAATCCTCTTTGGTTGGGAAATTACCGACAGGTTTGTTTAAATAACAAGTTGTTTTAGATAAAAGAAGGTTATATCTAACACCTTGATAATTTTTATCTGTTGGTGATTTAAACGGGTAGAAATCTTTTATTAAAACATTTTTTTCATCTTCTGAAGATATAGGTATAAAGATGGAAACTTTAGCGTTTGGTACACCAAATCCTTGATTAGCAATAGCCCTACCAACTACTACACCATAATTAGCACAAAAAGTTTGATACAAATCTTCCTGTGTTATTTTAAGACTTAAAACCTCTAAAAAATCAAAATCTTGATCTAATTTAACTACAATATTTTTAGATTCACCAGGTACAGTTCTTAACCTAATTGATTCGTTTGCCATTAATACTTATTATTAAGATATAAACTTGTTGTATCAAAGAAACCTTCAGAACTAGAACAAGTCATAATTTTATTATTTAATAAACTGTTATAAGTAGCCTCAAATATGACTTCAAATCTATAATTAACATTTAAAGATAAATTATTTATTAAATAATTATAATTTGACTGTCCGTCTATAAAATCAATATAACTTTGATTTGTTAGAACATTCGTGTCATTATCATAAGCTCTAATGATAAATCTACCAGTAACATTATTATTTGTAAATGATGGTGGTACAGACCAAATAACATTAAATTGAGTCTCTTTTAAACTACCATAGTTATTATTATCTTGACCCTTACTTTTACTAACAGCTAAAACAGATATTATATCACCTATTTTAAATTCAGTGTTAGATAAATCAAAAATAATTCGACCATCAAAGGTATCACTCAAAAAGTACTGATAGTTTTCAGCCAATTTAACACCATTAACTGATACAATGGTTGAATAACTGGAATCTATAGGTAAACTAGTAAAGAACTCATACTTATTGTTTGTGGTGTTATAATTTATTGTGTTATCACCCGAAGTTCGATAACTAGGGGTTGTAACATTTGTAATACTATCAACGACTACCGTATCAATAAAATAAATACCTAAATTATTAACCCATGAAGGTGGTTGTCCGGCTATATAAGTAGCGAATAACCAATCTGTCGGTTTAATCTCGTTATTTAAGATTTCAACTATCGGTGGTTGTCCAAATCCTTGTATCAATAACCTAAAATCATAATTTTGTGTTAATTGAATACCGTTTAATATTAATAATATTTGACCGTTAGAGGGTATTGCGGTTAATAAGAAATAATTTAAAGTATTATTAATTGCTTGAGAACCTCTTTGTCCTGATATACCGTCATAGTATAAGCTATCGGTCACTAAAGTATAATTAGCCTTTTCTGGTTCAGACGGTGGTTGTAAGTTAGGTTTTGGTGGATTTATAACTGTTGTAAACAAATAATCGGTGTTATTATTAAAACCGTTGGTTTGGGTAATGTAATCCCATGTATTATAAGTTTTATTACTACAATTTTTACTATAAAAAGTATAGTATGGTCTAATTAAATACTGCCCCCAATTATCAACTAAATCACTATCTAAAAACTGTTTTGTTATAGTTGTGGAGGTTATTGAACTAAATGATATACAATAATTAAATAACTCTGAACCATTATTTAAAATACCCGAACTAACTGAACCAAAATTATTATCCGTAAATATTTTATAACAAAAACTACCAGTATAAGCGGTAAAACTTGTGTCACCAGTTATGTTAAAATAGATATTAAAATCTGATGTATAATCTAAATTATATATTTCAGTAGTACCACTAGTACAGCCAGTTAAATTTGTTGTTGAACCAGTAAATAATTTACTAGTGCCACTCATATAAAACGAAGGGTTTATAAAAATTTCAGAACAGAAATTTATTTCAGGATTTAAATTATATACATTATCTAAACCGACATCACGTACTAATTTTTGATTTTTTAAATCACTTTGTTCTACATCTTTTTTTAAACTTCTATCTATACATAAAAATCCCATTATAATTAAATTGTTTCTATCTCCGTTTGTGTAAACTTATTTCTATATTCAGCTGCATTAAAATTGTAGTTATTAACTACCATATTTGTTGTTGTAGTAACACCTAAATCTTGTACTGTTGTAACTAACGGTGTTTCCGTTACACGTTCCACCAAACTTTTAGAAACATCTAGACTTATATTTGATTTTACAGATGTTGTCACATTACTTTTATAACCACCTGTTCTTTTAGGTTGTGTATTTACACCTTTAATAGTACTAATACTACTTTCTTCAGCTACAAATTCAAAATCATAATCACACGGTTTTATAACATCACAAGGTTCATTACACCACCTTTCACCCGCAACCCATATTGTTGTTGCCGGTATAAATTGTTCCATAAAAGGAATCCAAAAACTTTGAAACTGTTTTTTATACTGTTCTAATTCTTGGATACTTAGGTATCTTACGGTATTTACTGTTGTTGCAGATGTTATTAACATACTATCTTTTAGTAATAAATATTAATTTATGTATTTCCTGAATAACAAATTTTTGTGTTAGCCGAAAGTATATAACCTTCAGGACATGTTAATGTAACACCAGATACTGGACAGTTAGTACACATATCATATGTTAACCAAAGTTCTTTAGAATTAATTACTAGATTACTGTGATTTTCATAAACACCAGATTGTTCATAATAATTCGTATATCTCCAAGGTAAATCAGCATCTAAACTTGGTGCAAAAGTTCTATTAACAGAACCCTCACCGTTTAACATACCAAAATTACCATCTTCCCTCTCAATAACATCAAATTCAGATGTACCCACAGATGGGTTACCTGGATTATAAACCCAAGATTTTTTATTATCAATAACACGATTTAAAGTGAAACCTGGACATTTAACATCATTAACTAATGTGGATGGCCCTTCAACAGGACAATCTACTCTAATATCATCAACATAGATATCATAGTCACAACAACAAGACAATCCTTGGTATATTTCCAAGTTTACTTTAAAATTACTTGTCAAACCAGATGTTGGTAATATCGCTTTAATTTGAACCCAATCATCAAAATAATCTAAAGATGAGTTATATATTTTTGTATGTGTTAAGAATTGATTTAGATAAGTGTTATTTAAATTAACTCTAGCTAAAATTGGGTTATTGTTATTGTAACAACATTTTGTTGTGACAGTCACTGGTGTTGGTGATGTAGGTGGTGTAGATGGGACTGACGGGTTACTATTAGGTACAATAACACCTGTATTTGGTGTTAAAGTAATGTCACAAAATTGGCCCTCTAAATTTATTGTTGTATCATTTGGTGGTACTGGTATGTACCCACAAGGTTTTTCAGGTGTTTTAAAATAAACCCACATTGAAATTTCTAGATTATTATTACACGGCGGTACACCCATAACTTCATCGTTCATTGAGAATTTTGCCGGTAAACAATCTTCTTTTGGTGCTGTATAACACGCTGGTTTTGGTTGTTCTTGCCAAACCCAAGGTAATGACGGGTTATCTTTTATTAACCTATTACAACAGCTCTCACCAATTAAATTAGTAGTATTTTTGTAAACAACAACATTTATTATGTTATTATAAAAATCTTTAGTACTTAAAGTTGATACTTGTGATAAATCGATTTTACATTGGTTAACAATCGGTTTACACATACAAGTTTTATTAACAGAATCCCAATAACCAAAATTACATGTATTTTGTGTTGTTGGTATGGGTTTGCCACTTAATTGACCGAAGCTAACATAAAACCCACCAGTAGCACTCAAAGCGTTAGTTAATATTAATCTCGCTTCGGTTTTATCTGAAATACCATTATTGTTTGTATCTAAACTACTACCTAAGATGGGTGTATTGTCATCATCTTCAGACATTATAAAATCAAGTTGTTCACTTGTTAAACCTAAAGCCGAACCTATGTTACGGAAATACATTAAAAAAAATCTATAACCATCTGATTTAAGTTCCCCACTAGGTGTGAATATCAAATTTAAAACATCATCTATATTAGACAAACATTTATTTAAATAAATTTCATTCCCAATTCCTGTACAAAAACAAACACCATTTTTATAAAAACCTTCTAATTCATAACGACAACAATCAATAGGTGGTAATTCACCATCAGAACTATTGGCATAAAAAGTTTGTCCACTATTAATAACTGTATCAACTAGATTCTGCCATAAAATAGAGTCGGTGGCTTGTAAACTAACACCATTATGGTTTTTAATATAATTGTCATTCCACCAATCAAAGTTATTACAATTAATACAAGAAAAATCAGTATTTGTACAAACAGCCATTTATTATATTTTTTTATTCATTTTATTTGCCGCCATGTCTATAATACCAGCAACAACATCAAAATTAAAGTTAAAAGAACTTACTTTAGTTGTTTTATTTTGGGTTTTTTGTTCCGTATAAACACAACAACTATTGTCTAAACAAACGTTTTGGCAACTACCATAAAAATAATTTAAAGCTGCAGGATCTTTACAACAATTGGTACCATTTTGATTAACTATTTCTGACATTTGTATATAAATATTTTATTAAGATATTATTCTAATCCAACATCTACCATTTTTTTCCATAGTAGTTAAATTACTTGGGTTTAATGAATATAAAACACTAATGATGGTACTGTTGGGAATAGGTAAATTAGCTATTATAGTATCCTTATAATAATTTAATTGTACACAACAATCACGATTTTTTATACTTTCATTGTTATATTTAATTTCATAATTTGGTTGAAACCCTGTTTGTTGGACATACCCATCTGGTGGTACTACAGGAACTATAGTATAACCCCAATCAACTAATTCTGGTTTGGTACTATCGTAACTACCTGCATAACCCAAAAAAGGTGGACATTGATAACATCTTTCGACTTTTGTACCCGGCTGTAATGTACTTATATATCCAGGGTTAGTAGGATCCGTGTATGAAATATCATAATCCGAAAGTGAATAGAAATACCCCAAACCAGTGCTTTCATTTATTTTATTACAACAAGCTTGTGATAAATCTTTACTATTATTTAATAATAAAGCTAAATAAGGTACTGGGTTATTAGGTGGGTAATAACTACTAGCTAAGGTAGCGTAAGCATTCTCACCAGGTATAACAACAACCTCATTGATATTATCCGTGTTAGGTGTTGCTGGAGTATAGTTTGGACATGCATAACATCTATAATTAGTTATGTCATAACTAAAGCCGTAGTGCTCACAACACTCCTGATTTAATAAACCAGCACCAGGTTCTATAACAATTTCACTATTAAATTTTTTTAATGTTGTGGCACAGTTAGAACAATAATTATTTTGACCCAAACTTTGTGCAAAAGATAAACCAATACTATCTGTAAAAGTATAAGAATTATTACCGTCTATTACAGTTATAGTTCCGTTAGTCCAATGTCCTCCAACTTGAGAACAACAATCTTCATTTAATAATCTTTCAGCCATTTATTTAAATATTTATAACCCATACGTGGGAGTTATTAGGTTTACCACTATTACAGTTAATGTTGTTTTTAACACAATAATTTTTATTACCGATAAGGACTAAATCACCACCGTTAACTTCTTCACAACAATTACGATCACTAATAACAGTGTTAGATGGGGTTAATAATATACACCCATATTGTGTAAATAAACTACCCATTATGTTAGCAATAAATGAATTAGGTGTTAAAGAAGATGTAACATTCCAACCAAGAGATATCGCTAAACTTGTTATTTCATTAGGTGTGTATAAAGCTATGAAATCAGCCGAACTACATATTGATTTAGGTGTTGGGCACCAAAAACAACGAGTAGTGTCGTTAGATGGTAACCAATAGTAACCATCATTAACACAACATTGTTGGTCCATTAAAGGTTCACCACTAGCATATACCATACCATTTCCATTATAGGAATATTCATAATTACATACATCACAAACATCTTTAGTACCAGTAGTAAAACTTATTTTCATTGAAAATGTGTCTCCACCAGGTACGGATGTTGATGGTGCGTTATTACCACCTATATATGTTATACCTGCCGAGTTAACAGTCACATTTTGTACATAACCATTATTTAAGGTGTTAGCGTAAGCCGTACCATAATAAGGTGTTGTATCAAAACTAAAAGTACCTTTGTTGTAATTATTAAAGTAGTTATTAAAAGTTGTTACAGTAGTTAAACCAGTTGTACTTAAACCCTTAACAAAACATCTATAAGAATCCATATATCCCCTACCAAAATCGTAAGGACCGATATGTGGGTTATTACCATCTGTTGTATCACTACCTCCGTTATACCAAAAACCACTTTTTTGGAAGTAATTTTGTTCAGTACCAAAGTTAGAAAACAAATCGGTTTGATTAAAAATGTTTAAAACCACTGTTTGATCAACCATTTTAGGAAAACCCTCGTTATCTAAAGGGTATGTGGTTATATCAACATTAGCATCAAAAATTTCTGTTAGTTGTTTGTAAACTTCGTTTAAATCTAACTTATTTTCAGCTAAGTAAACATATTCATTTAAGGAAATAGCACATTCAGGTATTTTAAATAGATTCAAGAAAAATTCAATAACCTTCCTAGTACCTTTAGATTTAAAAAGCCACCAAGCATTAATAACCAATCTTCTCCATAATTCAGTATCCAATTCTTTTGCGGATAAACTTCTTGAGTAACCACTAAAAACAGTTTGGGTTGAGATGTCGTTTTGTTGTGTTAAATCAAAATTATTAGATATTGTCGTTAATAAAACATCTAAACCCAAATTTTTAGCTATAGTTTTTATTAAATCATCTGAAGTATTATCTGATTTATTATATGTTACAACATTTGCGAAAGATATACCATCAATATATTTTTTAACCTCATCATATTCCCTACCATAAATTTTTAACATTTTGGTAATTTTCATACCGTAATTAATGTTATAACTATCGGTATCAAACTCGTGTATAGATTCAGAAACAAATCTCCTAGATATCAAATTAGTTTGAGCTAGGTCAAAATTTGTCGCAACAGTTAAAATATCTTCTAAATACTTATTATAACTCGGTGTATTAATATCGATATTATAACCATCACTAACCGGCCAAGATAAATTTGTTTTTGTTAAAGAAACATTACCATCTTCTGTAGGAATTGGCACATCAAACGTACTTGTATATATCGGTTTTGTTAATCTATTTAAAAGTAATTCTTCAAAATCGGTTAATTCTTCAAAAAACATTTCAACCTCATCTCTGTTTGGTTTGATGTGGTAATTAAATGAACCGAATGTTGAACCTGTCAATGATGGGAATGGATTACCTTTAGTTGTAACAGTTAAATACTGGTAGTCATCTGTAACACCAGTAAATCCGATAATTGGGTATTCATTATCACCATTTAACCATATAACATATCTATCATAACTTTGTAGTAAATTATAGATTTCATTAGATGGTACAAAGTTATATAAATCTTTTTGGTTTGTTTCTAATAAAAAATTGTTAACAATTAAAGTATTGGGTACTAAAAATGTAGCTGTATCATTACCACTATCGTAGTTAAAAGAAAATACGTTATTAGTACTAAGGTTATTGAAACTAGATGTCGTTTTTACAAATAAAGAAGCCTTCCATTTTTGAATTATCTGTTCTATTGAAGATTTTGTTAACTCATAAAAACTACCAAAATATGCATATCTGTTTACATTTTTTTTATCAAAATTTAACCTAATATTTATATTGTTTGTATCTAATACTTCTGAAAACGTCTCGGAGATATTTAAATTATCTAATGAATAATATTCAGACCATTCACCACCCAATTTAAAATCTTTTACCGTCCTACCATCTAAATTTGTTGTAACTTGAAAGTTACCTAAAGTAAAAAGAGAGGCGCCATCAGTGAACTGAAGTCCAACCAATTTCGGTGAAAAATCAGCCTCATTTTTATTATAAGATGATGTGAGGGAACGTGGTACAACTCTAACTGTAGGCATTACTTATATTAAGGGTTTGGTGTTGTTATTGTATTAAAGTCTTTGGTTAAGTCAATATTGTTTTTAATTTCACGAACTTCGTATAAAGGTTCTGAAGTAAATTGATCTTGTATGTCATATAAGTCGTATTGTTTGTAAATACGATTTTGGTAGTCGTATATTGTGTAAACACCATCGGTAATAGATTTTGTTTGATTACCATATAAAGCGTAAGACAAGGTTTCTAAATCATATTCAACCATATCTATTTCTATATTTATAGGATTAAAAAATGTGTTTGATATAGATATTGTTTGTCCGGGACTACCAATAAAAGGAAATTGATTGGGTCTAACATTCGGAGCTGAGCTCGGTGTTAGAGTACAAAAAATTAAATTAGAGTTATCATTGAATCTATACCTAACAGATTTTTGTGAAGTTGTTGTTGGGTTTGAATTTACAGCTTCAGTCCTATTAGCTGATGTTATAACCCTAAAAAAGTTAGGTGTTTTAGAACCAAAATCATCGTAATATTCAATTCTATAACCAATTAATGAACTAGCGTCTTGTAAACCCAAAGTGTTAATATCTAAAATAATACCTTTAATATCTGGGAATGCTGATAAAACACCACAATCAGATATTGTTGTTCTAATTTCTTTTGGTTTTATTATGATATTGTATATACCTTTTGCTGAGAAATTATTAACAGGTAATTTTAAATTATATAACCCATCGAATAACGGTATCCCATTACTTGTAGCTGTTGGGTGATTAAATCTTGTAATGACCTGTGCGGGTGATAAAGATTGTAATGGTATTGTAGGCGGTGTATCTCTTGAAGGTGAGTATGTGAAAAATATTTCCATATCATTCTGTGTTACTGTTGCCGGTCTAACTATACCGAAATTTCCTGTTGCCATTTTAATTACTATTTTTTAATTACTTGATAATACCCGTTCCTGTAAATTTCTAAGTTTTCTAAATTTTTTATACCAGAAAGTCTAGAATGTTTTTCAAAAACAGCAAGTTCCATTCTCTCTATAAATAGGTCGTTAGTAACTTTTGGTGGGAAAACCAAGTTCATTTTATACTCTTCTTTTATGTCGAAAGTGTTTTGTCCATTTTGTTGATTTAGATAAGGTTCAAAATCATTACCGGTACCGTTTACCGAAAAAATGGTTTGTAAATCAGATAATCTAGTCGTGTAACTTACATCATCAATTATATAAGAAACTGAAGTAATGCCCGTTAAGTTAATAGGATCACTATAAGTAATATTGTTAACACCATTAACACCTAAGATGTATGGTTGACTTCTACTGAAAGTTTTAACAATATCTAATTTATTAGTTGTATAACCAGTTACCATTTTTTATATGTATATTGATAGAGTTTGTGAACAATTATTATCATCGGTTATTATTACATTAACATAACCAGAACCTAAACAATGTGGTGTAGAAACTATTCTATCAGCCGTAGTTCCGTCATCCCAAACTACACTATAAGGTCCAACACCACCATTAATATCTAAAACTATTTGTCTACAATCACCAGCACCACCGAAACCACAACCAGCACAACCAACTGCGTTATCTTCAGCCACAACTAAACCGTAATTAACTGTTAGAGGGGTTGGTGGTTGTCTTAATATTACAATTGTAGTTGCAGAACATTCAGGTAAATAACTATCAACAGCTGTTATAGTATATGTACCAGCACTTAAAGTCAATGTTTTAGTAGCGTTTGATAATACCGCTGGTGGATTATAAGTACCGTTGACGTAATATTTAACGTTATTGTTTGTAACAGAATATGTTGTTGAATCACTCGTATAACTTGTCGAGAATGTGACACCAGTACTTCCACCAAAACAAGGTATTTCATAACCGTTTTGGGAATTAATGAATGCCTGTGATAAATTAAATCTAGGTTTTTGTTGTATGACTTTAGTTACTGTAGATGTACATCCGGCTGTATCACTAACCTCAATAGTATAAGTACCAACATCTAAATTATTTATTACAATACTACTTGTGACATTATCAGAACTTTCATAAAGTATATTATTTAATTTTATTATAACATCATATGGTGAGGTACCTCCAACAATAGAGATATTTAAAGAACCATCCTCAGAATCATAACACCCAACATTTGTATGTGTGGCAGTAACACTCAATACAACAGGTTGTGTTATACTAACACTTAAAGTTGTACTGTTTCCAACACTATCTAACACTTGTATAGTGTAATTACCAGACAATAAATTTTGTAATGTGACATTACTTGTAATACCGTTTAATGTTTGATTAACCGGTCCTGTTAAAATGATTGTATATCCATTAGGGTAGTTTATACCACCAGAAACAGATAGACTAATTGAACCTGTGTTACCACCGAAACAATCAATATTAGTTGTTGTTATCACTGTTCCAGATACCGCACTAGGTTGTGTTATATTAAAATATTGTGATACTATCACGTTGTTTGAGTCTGTTACTTGTGCTGTGTAATAACCGGCACATAGAGAAGTGGCCGTATTAGTTGTTATACCTAAATTAGTACTTCCTTGGAACCACGCGTAAGTATATGGTGATAATCCACCTTGTGGGTTTATTGTTGCACTACCATTACAACCTATAGTTGCGTTTGTTTGTGAATTTGTAGTCGAAAGTGTAAAGCTCAAAGGTTGTGGTTGTGTTAAAACATATGTCGCATAACTGATATTACAATTTGAATCAATTATTTTCATTGTGTATGTTCCAGCTCTTAAATTACTTATAGTACTTAAATTACCCGCTGTATAACCATTGGGTCCAACCCAACTAATAGTTTGTGGTACACACCCATTTATTGTTGTTACTATACTACCGTTTGTGGCCCCATAAGTTGTTATCGGTGTTGTCGTAAAACTAACATTACAACTATTAGTTACAGTACAGTTTCTAACCACTTCTGTGTTACCAGTAAAATTCCAAACACGAGAAAAATCAACTACTTCGTAAACAGGATTTTCCGTATCACTATATAAACCAATATCAAAAATATTTTGTGTTAGAAAAAAGGGGAAATATAAAGTCGAGGCGGTCACAGTTAAATTCTGTGTCCTACCTACTATATCTGAATAACTAACTTTTCTTTTATATAAATCCATTATTTTAAAATAAATTCACTCATTGTTATCTTTGTTAAAGTGTTAGCACCAAATGGTGAAACAGTTCTAAAATTATATCGACCATTATTTAATCTAGGATTTACTATTTCTATAGCACTAGACCTCCAACTTCTATTATTAGGTTCACTATAAGATTCGATGGTGATAGGTAAGTTAGTTTGTTGTATACTTAAAGGTATGTTTATAAAACTATGTACCTTACCAGTTTTAGCATTAAAAAACTTAGCGTCCATATAAACAACCCTATTGTTGTTATCTATAAAAAAATCATCATTTCTTAACCAATATAGTGAGTTAAAATAAAATTTAGGTTGTAATGTATCAAAAACGTTTATATATTCAGAAAAAATTGTTGTATTTGTCTCCCCACTATTTGTATTACGAAAGTTTAGTTTAAAAAAACTATTTTTAAAAGCATTACTATTATCCCTAGTGTCAGCTGAAGTAATTCCAGCGTTTTGGTAAGATGTTGAGTACGATTTTGTTGCGCTATCCCAAAATCTAAATTCTAATAATAAACCATTATTAGAATTAGCTGTATTATCTTGAAATGTGTATTTTATAGTTTCTGCATCAAAAGGTTTATTCTTATATTTTTTAGAATATATAGCCTTTTCTCTTTCTTGTATAACAACTTTTGATATGTCTTCAGTATAATCAAAAGGTATTGATTCCATATTAATGGGTATGTTTATGTATTTAGAGTTTACCGTATCAGCGGATAATGACGATATAGTTACAGTTTGGCCCGTAACAGTTTCAAATTTTTTATTTATAGTATATCTTATTAACATTCAGAATTTATTTGATCTGGTGATACATAATTTAAATTATCTCTTCTTCTTCTATTAGAATCACTTAAAGTATTACCCTGTCTTCTCACAAATAGATTAAAATCGAAATAAAAATAATTAGCGTTATTTAAAAAAGGGTAATCGATTGCATTACTACCATCCTCAGAGTAACCAATTGGTAATAAATTTTTCCAAGCTATACTACCGTCAGCATATGAAACGTAGTTTTCTGGTATGTCGACAACGGTTTCATTTGCTGACGCAACATTTATTGTACTTGAATAAGCCTTTATTTCTAATTTTTTATAGGGATTATAATAATACCCTTCTACTGTTGCTGTTGTTGAAGGTCCCGTAAACATATGGTTTACTGTTGATAAAGGTGTTTCAATTAAAGTAGATGGATTAAATTCCACAAAATCTACAATATATTTATCACCAGGTATAAAATTAATTTGCCCGTCAGTATCTACATATTCTTTTCTAGGGTTTGATTTTTCAACAGTCCCTATATTAGTTGAGTTATTTATTGATATGTTTTCAATGCCATTTAATGGTGTGGTTTTTTTTATGTTAAAATCCCAATTAGAAATAACATTAGACCAATTATACGGGTTTTTACCAGACCTTTTAATAATACTATAGTACAATTCAGTGATAGGACCTTTTCGATTAGTTTTAAGTCTACTGATATCAACATCCTCATTATAGTGAAATAACCAAGTTTTGTTAGCAACACCTAAAGTAATATCTTTAGTTTCAGGATATATGTTTACACTGAAAGAACATGGGTAAACTTCGTATCCGTTAGATGTTAAAACTTCAAATTTTCTAACATAATATTCAGAGGGTATACCGTCTAAAACTCTAAATTGTCTGTTTGTTGATGGTGTTACAGTAGTTCCTTTGGTTGTAATCCCTAGGTCAATCCTAATAACAAATTTTGTTGATCCTGTACCACCTAAAGTATTATAAACCTTCCAAACACCATTTAAATTATCTCCTGGGTTAGTTCTAACATCAACATAATTATTAACTTTTAAATTATGTGGTTGATTCGTGGTAATCGTTAAATATTTTTCCTCATTTACCGTGTAACTACCTAAAGTGTTGCCACTTATATCAGATGTCGTACCAAAAGTAAAAACTTTTGGATCAACATAATTTATATCATCAAAAGAAGGGTTATTTATTTTAATAAAATTACCCCAACCTGTTGGTAATGCATTATAATATATGTAGGGTTGACTGCCTGTCGGTACAAATGTTGTATCTAAACTTATATCTAAAACAAAATCTTTTTTAGCATCAGTGTCCACACCTAAGTTTAAAACTCTAAAAATACCTTGTAATGTATTTTGATCACTATAAATGTATACATAATCATCTGGATTTAAATTATGATTTTGTACACCAGTAACACTAAGATATCTACTATTATTTATTACAGTAGCCGTAAAATTTTTATATTGTACCCCACGATAAGCTTTAGATATGATTTGTGGGTTTTGTGTTTTACTTGGTTGATATTTTATAAGGAAGTCGGATAAAGAATCTGAAGGGTATAATACCTGCATCACCCAATTACTAGGTGACACAGGTGGGTTACCATAAAACATAGGACTCCATACAGAATCATCAGGTTTACCGTTAACATAAATTGTGGCCCCAGTAGATAGGACGTTGGCGGTATAGACGTTGATTTTACCGTTGAATCGGTAAGTACTAGATTTTTCTCTTTCATCAGAATAAAGATCATATAGATTTACAATATCTATAATATCATACTCATTTAGTGGTTTAGATTTACTTTCTAATTCTAAACTTAAATTGGTGTCTTGATTAACAGCCTTTTTATATCTAGCACTGCCAATTAAATTTTGAAACCTAGTTAAACTCATTGTGTTTTAGTCCTAACTTTTATATCTGTTGATGGGTATTTTATTTCAAACATAGTATCGTACTCGCCGTATAATACATAATTGTCAGTTAAATCAATTTGTCTTGTATTGTTATCTAAATAAGCTTGTGAAGTAGTGTTACTAGAATATTTGTCACCAACATTATTATAAACTTTAATATCTAAAACATTTAATACACCAGCAACACTATTAATTTGTTCTATTAGTTGTGCCATATAGATATTTTGACCCATTTGCCATTTTTTAATGTCAAAATAAGTTTTAATCTTATTAATAACATTGTTAACTATTTCACCTTGATTAAAAGATTTATCGGTAAATAAATCCAACCCAAAACTTAAATTAACTATTCTACCGTCTTTTACTAAAACATAATCATTAATCATCCTGTAGTCAGCTAACCAAGTCGCAACATTTTCTTTTAAAGTATTAGTTGAAGCATTGGTTAATTTACCTTGAGCGTCCAAACCTAAAACAACATATTCTATTTTGTTTTGTTTTTCAGCAACTTGAGCTCTAAAAGGTACACCAAACTTACCTGGCATTTTAAATATTGTTGCAATATAATCTTTTATGGTTACAGCTCTATTCTGTGATGCAAAATTATATTTAGTCATGTACCTAATTTCTTCAATAGAAGGTTCATCACCACCACCAAAAGCGGGTATTGGGTTGTTAACTTTTAATGAATTTCTTACAAATTGATTGTTTTGTTGATTAGGTCCATTAATAAACATATCTACAAAACCTAAAGAATTTATCACATTAGCCCCAATATTAGAAGAAGCCCCACCACCGACTCTGTATCTAACAAATAAAGTGGTATTAGGTTTAGGAATTTCACCTAATGCCGTACTATTAAAATAATTTGATATTTGTAATATATAACTATCGTTTGTGTAGTTCTCTAAATATTGTTTATCCGAAAAACCTGAACCAAAAGTTAGTTTACAAAAACCTGTATCAGTATATTCTTTTAAAAATTTTCTTGTAACAGCTAACCATTTACCAGGTTTCACACCTTGATTATCTGTGGGTCTACTACTATCCTCAACAAAAATTTTATCTTCAGCTAAAGAATCAACCTCATACCAACGTATATCTGGGTTAATAAACTCTTCGTTTGTTGGGTTATTTGTTAAAGTTGTACCTTCTTTTGTTACTATTTGTTCTACCGAAATTACATTAGTATCAGGTAAAATAATTTCTAAGAAAGGTACGGCATCACTAGAGCTTATAGTTTTTTTAAATATTTTTGTAACACCATTAGAAACTAATTCTCTTTTAACTATACTATAATTAACTATTTTGTTATTATTATCTCTATTAGGTATTATTAATCTATTAGGTATACCACCTGAAGAGTATGGTGATGAAAAATCGATATCACTTAATGTCTCATATGTTTGACCATTGCCAACGACTTGTGCACCATATTTTATTATAGGCATGTACTTTACATCAAAACTATCACCGAAAACAGGTACTACTATTGAAAAGTCTACTAAAGTTATCGCTGATTTTTTACCGGGTATTTTTAAACCCAAGGTTCTAGCTATATTCATTATAGACCTTCTTTCTTGAGCATAATCAATTTGAGTTTCGGTAAACATTCTGTCGGTATGAAATGATAACATATCAGCTGTAGCTGCATTTAACTCTATTAACATGTTACCTATTGAGGCATCATTAAAATCCTGATATAAATCTGGATAGAAGTGTTGTACAAAACTTATTAATTCAGTTCTTACGTCAGCGAAGTTCCTCGCAAAATAATTTATTTTCTTTTCTGCCATGGTATTATAATTCTAATTCAACAAAATCTGTTGATTGTAAAGCTGCGGTAGTTACAACATAATCTATTCTAACTATAACCGCATTTATGTTATCCTCTAATGGTGTGACACTTAATTCAGTTATATTTAAATTTGGTATAAATTTTTTTACTGCCTGATTAATTTCGTTCTTAATTAAGCTTGCCACCCCTTCATCATTTGGTTCAAATAAATATTGTCTAATGTTTGCCCCAAAATCAGGCATATAAAGTCTTTCACCCTTGTTAGTTAATAATAAATGCATTAAATCAGATTTAATCGCCTTTTTATAATCCTGTGTTAGTTCAATAAAGTTACCATCAGAACTATCCTTAAAAGGGAAATTAATATTTA